TCAAGACAGAACCATTTCCAATGGGACTGGAAAGACGTGGCAAAATTTAACCCAAACTATGAAAAGTTCATTCGTAAAGAGATGCTCCGTATTGGTGAAGACTCTGATGAGTTTCAGCTTTCTTATAACTGCAAATGGCTCCTAGAACGTGGAATGTTCGTTACTTCCTCTATTATGGACGACCTTGGGGATACTTCACAAGAGATTGTAAAGAACTGGCATAGATCTCCAGTTGTCGTAGGTATTGACCCAGCTAGAAAGATGGACTCTACGGTTGTTACTATCGTATGGGTTGACTGGGATCGACCTGACGAATTTGGGTATTACGATCACCGTATCCTAAATTGGATGGAAATCCAGGGAGATGACTGGGAAGAGCAGTATTTCCAGATAGTTAACTTTTTGGGCAACTATGACGTTATGGCAGTTGCGGTTGACTCAAATGGAGTGGGAGATGCGGTAGCTCAAAGATTAAAGCTTTTGCTACCTAGAGCTCAGGTTATGTCCTCCCTTTCTAGCCCTACAGAGCAGTCAAAGCGTTGGAAGCACCTTCAAGCCCTAATTCAGCGTCAAATGATATCTTGGCCGGCTCACGCCAAAACTAGAAGATTACGTATGTGGAAGCGTTTCTACCAACAAATGACCGACGCAGAAGTACAATATAAGGGTCCTAATTTCTTAGTGGCGGCTCCTGAAGAGGCGCATGCCCACGACGACTTTGTGGACTCATTAGCCTTGGCTTGTTCTTTGACTCAAGAGATGGTTATGCCTACCGTAGAGGTAAGTGCGTCCCCCTTCTTTAAGTAAAGATTTTTGAGTTTAGGCAGAAAAGTTTAAGTATTAGTACCAAACTCTTACTTAAGGATCCTTAACCTATAGGAGAAAATATAAATGGCAGAAAACATTGCGCCAGTACCATCGTTCCCAGAGCGCACGGGAGCAACTTACGAGCGTAAGATGTCAGCAGCACAAGCAGGACTTCGTGGTCCACTTCGTTTTGAAGAAGGCGTAGCTACTGATACCGACGTTCCAAATGACTTCCAGCTCGGTCTTAACCAAGGTTATGACACACCAGCTGGTCGCCCAAACCATAACCTCAACGTTATGGAAAAGTACCCAGAAGAGACCATGCGAGCTCGCGCTCACGTTGGATCTGCTGCTTGGGTAGAGGCACCTACATATGTTGCAGAGTTCTCAAACGGAACTTTCAGCGACTATGCAGAGACCAAAATTGAAGAAGTATTCCGCTCAGGTTCTCGCTATCAGCGCATGAACCCTGCAGCTGTTGCTGACTAAATAAGATATACTTTATAGGTACCCGGCTTCGTACTCTTTCTCCGGAGCCGGGCACCTGTAATTATTTAGGAGATAAATGGCTAAGGTAGCAGCAAATCAAAAGCTATGGAATAGCTTGATGAGACAAGCGAAAGCTAAGTATCCCACTAAACGTCCAGGCTCTGGAACTAACAGAGCAGCTAACAAATGGGCTAGCCAAGAGTACGCACGACAAGGCGGCGATTGGGTAAACTCTATACAAGAAGTAGATCCAAAATTACGAGATCCTAAAAAAGAGTTAGAAGATAAGAAAAAAGCAAAAATTGCAAAGATAAAGAGAGAGAAAAAAGAGCGGGGCATAGTTTAAATAAATGAGAGGGCATCATAGATTTATGGAGAGTGAAGGCAAGTGAGTATTGACTTTAGCCCACCGAGTTATAGGGCAGCCTCATCCGATTTAACAATCTCCATTTCTCCACTAGGACTTGTAGAACTTGCTGACGAAGAGTTCGAAGTACATGGTCCACGCCTAAATAGATACTCCCTTAACTGGGCAATGTACCTTGGTCACCACTGGGCTTATCGCCGCGAAATTGGTGAAGCACAGATGGTATTTAACTATTACAGAGCTTTTACAGATTACATAGTAAATTTTAGTTTTGGTCGTGGGGCATCATTCCGTAGCCCTTATGCCACAGAAGCAATCATTCCAGACGTCCTAAAAAGAGTGTGGGAAACAGATAACGACAAGCACGGCGTTATGTGGGAAATGGGCCAGCAAGGCGGAGTTTCCGGAGACTGCTTTGTAAAGGTTGCTTATGAAGAGGCATTTACAGATAGCGTAGGCCGTACTCATCCAGGACGTGTACGTATCCTTCCACTTAACTCTTCTTTTTGTTTTCCAGAGTTTCACCCACACGATCGATCACGTCTAATACGTTTTAAGCTTAAGTATCGTTTCTGGGGCACTTCTCTAGAAGGTACTCGTCAGGTATACACATACACTGAAATTCTTACAGATGACCGTATTGAAGAATATATTAACGATGAGCTTATTGATTCACGACCAAACCCACTAGGAACTGTACCGGTTATTCATATACCTAACGTACGTGTTTCTGGATCTCCGTGGGGCCTTTCAGATGGACACGACATCATTGTTCTAAACCGTAGCTATAACGAAATTGCTACAGATATCTCCGACATTGTTAACTACCATGCGGCACCAGTTACTGTTATTACAGGTGCTAAGGCCTCGTCTCTAGAAAAGGGACCTAAAAAGGTCTGGGGCGGGCTACCAAAAGACGCTCAAGTATTTAACCTAGAAGGTGGCGGACAAGGTCTTGTTGGTGCTATGGAGTACCTAAAGATCATTAAGACATCTATGCACGAGATGATTGGTGTTCCTGAGTCTGCTCTTGGTCAAGTACAACAAATTTCTAACACCTCAGGTGTTGCTTTAGCTATTCAATATCAGCCGCTTATGAACCGATACAATCAAAAGATCGTTCAATACAGCGAAGGCTTAAAGAGAATTAACGAACTTGTTCTTTTAACTCTTGCAGTCAAGGAACCAGAGCTTTTTGTATACAACCCAGATTTTAACGGACCTATTAAGTCTGATCAACTACAGGTTTGCGACCCTAACGATCCACTCACTTATCAGACCTCTGTGCACTTCCCACAACCACTACCACTAGATAAGCTAATTCTTTTGAACGAAATCCAGACAAAGATGAGTATGAACCTAGAAAGCCGCGAAGGTGCTTTACGTACCCTAGGCGAAGAGTTCCCAGACGAGAAGCTAGAAGAAATTCGTTCAGAGCTTATTGCAGACGCCAAGGCCGATGGAGCCTTGAACCTCATCAAGTCACAGATCAACTCCGCTATTGCATCACTCACTGGACTACTTCCGGAAGGACAGGGCATGGAAATGGCCCCTGGACAGGAAGCTGGGGCAGGAATTGGCCCTGGACCTACAGGTCAACCAGGAATAGTAACTCCATTCGAGGCTCAGACAATCGAGCAGATGCAAGCAGACTTAGTAACAAAAGCATATGGTACTAAGATCCCACAACGTCGAGGCAGAACAGAAGACTCGAAGTACGGGGAAAGCTAGAGTTTAGGCTGACAAAACCTAAGAATTTTGTCAACCTACTACAAACGATATCCGCAGGTCATCGTGGCACTTATTCGGACAACGACCTCTTACACCTAAGGAATAACTATGTCAGAAACGACAAACATTGTTGACGCACCGGCAGCTAAGGAAGCATTCTTCCAAGATGTCCCTGCACCAACAGAAAGCCTAGTAACACCAATGCAGTCTCAAACTCCTGATAAGTCCTACTCCGAAGAAGATCTTCGTCGGGTTAGAGAGCAGGAGAAGTCCAAACTCTATCCTCAGATAGATTCTTTGAAAGAAGAACTTAACATTCTGAAGAAGGAGCGCGAAGAACGTCTGGCAGAAGCTGAGAAGCTTCGTGCGGAACAGGAAACTGAAGCCCGTAAGAAGGCTGAGGAAGATATGGATGTCCGTCAACTCCTTGAAGCAAAGGAGCGGGAATGGGCAGACCGTCTTGAGACAGAAAAGCAAGAGCGCGAAAGAGCTTTCAAACTTCTAGAGCGCGAGCGCGAGTACGCAGAACTAACTGATTACCGCAACCGCCGCTTACAAGAAGAGCGAGAAAACGTAATCCCGGAACTTCTTGATTTAGTTTCAGGCAATAATGCCGAGGAAATTGAAGCAAGCATCGCGGGACTAAAGGATCGGTCATCCCGTATCCTTGACTCTGCACAGCAGGCTATGCAGTCTGCTCGTAAAGAAATGACAGGCAGCCGGGTAACCGCGCCGCCGACCGGACCCCTCGACACTAATTCGGATCAACAACAGTTCACAGCGGATCAAATTGCCGCTATGTCGGTTACTGAATACGCAAAATACCGCGGTAAGTTGTTAGGACAAGCAGCAACTGATCGTGGCAAGGGAATATTCGGGTAGTTCTAAAGACATTACCTATCAATTAATTAATTAATTAACTAAGGAGTAACACCGACATGGCATCAGCCGTAACTGGTACCGGCAATCTAGCCGCTGCCCCAACAGCGTATTCTGGCGCTAACAGCCAGCTTACACAAGCAATTCAGACCATCTGGTCAAAGGAAATCCTTTTCCAGTCAATGCCTATTCTACGCTTCGAGCAGTTCGCTGTTAAGAAGACAGAACTAGGAGTTGCACCAGGTCTTCAGATTAACTTTATGCGTTACAACAACCTCGGCTTTGCCGGTACGCTTGTTGAAGGCGTTCGTATGGAAACTAAGGCACTAACAGCTCAGCAATTCTCAATCACAGTTGCTGAACACGGTTATGCAATTGCTGTTTCTGAACTCCTACTTAACGCATCATTCGATGACGTAATGGCTTCAGCTTCACGTCTACTCGGCCGTAACATGGCCCTATACCTTGATGGCCAGGCTCGTGACACACTCATGGCCGCATCTTCAGTTATCTACGGCTACGACCGCTCAGGTCTTTCAGCTGCAAATGACTGGTACGGCACAGGTACCGCTGGTACAAGCCGTGCATCTCTAACTGGTGCATTTGACCTCACAACAGGTGTTGTCAAGGACGCAGTAGAGACACTTGCAACAAAGAACATCCCTCGCCTAGGTGAGACATATGTTGCATTCATTCACCCACACCAGAGCCG